NTCGTATCTCCCTTCACTGCCATATTTACACCTCTGTAAATATGGCAGTGAAGGGAGATACGATTTTCTCTATTCCCGCTATTTCCTCTATCACTCGAATCCCAATCGGTCGCTGCAGTTGTACCAGCTACTGCCATACAGTCTCTTAAGATTATCACACGAGTCTTAGAAGAAATAGCGGGAATAGAGAAAATCGTATCTCCCTTCACTGCCATATTTACAGAGGTGTAAATAAAATCACATCTGGTAAATTTAATAAAAGCTCCAAACCCCAAAGCGTCCTCAACTAAAACCAATGGATGATTCGTGGTATGCGAAATTCTTCGGATAATCGTGCAGTCTTCAAACACGTGCTGAGAAGTTTCACTGTCAAGCCAAATCTCGCAATTAGTAGCTGCCGAACCAGCGGTTATTGTTTGACCACCAAATGTGCAATTTGTAAACTTACAAAAATTCGCTCCATCCAATTTCAAGCAAGCTGCTCCATCAACATCCATTGCATCATTTCCGATTCCATAGAAATGAACATTATCAAAATGATTATAGTTTCCAGTTACCTGAACGCATACTTTTGAAGTAGCATCCGCCACTCCTTGAAAAATATAAAGATTCTTAAACATACAACTGCTTCCCGTGATATTAATTAGCGGAGACAAACCAGTTGTACTCGCATCCTGAAATATCCTTGCTCTCTGCCCCATCATTACAGGAGAACAAACTCCAATAAGATGAGTGTAACTTTTTGCCCAGGTAAGAGTGGCAGTAAAAGCAGTTACTCCACTTGTCCCCGCCATGTAATAAATAACATCATTCTGTCCTGCAGTTGCTAAAGCATAAGCGGCTGCAATTGTTGCTTTTGCTCTTCCTATGGTTTTACCATTGTAGGAATCGCTTCCGTTTGTGGGATCAACAAAATAAGAATCCCCTTGGGTAAATAATGCTTGCCCTCCCAAGATCGGCACTCCCTGACTTGTAATACCATACTTAAATCTTGAACCCATTGTACCCTCCTATCGAACGGGGAGCGGCTACGAACACCGCTCACTTTCCCATCCAATTATTTCCCAATTTTATCTACCAATTATAGAACCATTGATGCGTTGTGATCAAATCCCTTGTTCTCGACTATCGCCAAACCATATTCGAATCTTACTTTCCAAGTAATTTCATCGTTCGTAAATACTCTACCAATTCCCGGTTGATCCTGTAATAGCAATGCAGGGTCTCTTTGATCATCAATGTAACCAATCTCGATTGTTTCGCCCTGTGCTTTTCCAATAGCCAATGTCCAGTAATATCTTGAAGTACCATCATAGTAAGGTGAGATAATCGGTTTAAGTGTTTTGTAGTGTTCATTCCCAGCTCTTTCTGCTATGTCTGGTCTGTCGGGTGAATTGATTATCATCTGATTCACTGGGGCCTCGAGGTCCAAACCGTGGATAATATATTCAGCTTTCAACCCCATAATCTCATCATCATTCGATGCTGTCGAGATTTCGTACAAAGTTGTAGCATCAGGTTGCGTGGTGACTGCTGCAAAAGTTAGAACAGTCGAAGTGTTGCTTGCTATAAGCGATCTTTGACCTGCTCCCGTTCCATAAACGAATCTTACATATCGTCCCGCATAAGCGTTTGTAGTCCAAGTTTCTCCTGAATCACCCAAAGTAGTAGTTGAATAGTTGCCATCAGCGGTCCCGGTAACTTCTGCGGTTCCCCTTTCTCTCTTTCTTCTGATTCTTGTTTTTGCATCACGAAGCGAATCATATCCAAAAGCATCTGTACTGTAGTTATCAAAAAGAGTTGAGAATACGGTCGAACCAGTGGGTCCATAAGTTCCATTTGCTGTTATCAAAGCTGAAACATCTCTGTTTCGTGTTCTTCGCCCTGCTCTACCAATTTTCGGACCCAGATTTTGAACATATCTTAAATCATCGTTTTTAATTACTTCTCTTGTAATGTAAACGATTCCGCCTTTCTTTCCTGGCGTATAAACCGCTCTCTCATCATGAGGTTCGTAAAGGTCGCCATAAGTTCCTCTTTCAGCTACTGTCGGAAGGGTTGAAAATCCACCCCATTTGATTATCTCTTGCTGTTTAAAATTATCTATTCCCACTTCATGCACGACCGGTTCAAAAGGAAAATCGATAATCTTAAATTCCTTCGCTGCTCTCTTTGTCATTGAAACTGTTAATGCGTAGGTAAAGTCGCCAGTTGTAATATTTTCGGTCAATCTTTGGAGATGACCTTTAGAATTGATTTTCCCTGAGACGGTCGGATCTTCGGGGTGGAAAGCACGATAACATTCTTTGATACTTGTAAATGAACCCACATCTTTGAATTTCTCATCAGTATCATTTCCAAGCATTTTATCAACCGCGGCTAATCTCTTATCAATCTCATCCAAACCTATATCTATCCCAGTATCACCCAATCCATTAACCTGTCCGCTACCTCGAAGGGCACTAACAATATCCACTTCCTCTTTAATGGACTCGATTATTTTTGATTCCTCTACAGGCTGTCCATCAAATTGTTTTCTCAGTTTTCTCTGAATGACTTCTGGGAGTTTGCTTTCGCCGAGTTTTTTCTCTAACAGTACCTTTGAAGCGTTCACTTTCGCTGTCTCAAGAATTGCATTAAGTTCATCCTGTTGCTTTTTGAAATCTTCTATCATTTTCTTTGTCGCTTCAGAAGTATCGGCCGGAGGCGGTGTCTGAACCGGAGGTGTCTCTACTGGGGGAGAAACCTGTGCTGCTTTCGCTGGATAGGTATATCCCTTGACTTTCGTTTTGAGTTGTTTTAGAAGTTTTATCGCATCTGCTTTCTCGCCTTTCTCGACCAACTCGATTAGTCTATCGATCATATCTGAAGCAAAAGGATTTGCTTCTTTAATCTCGTCTTTCTCTTTGTTCAAAAAATCCTCGTTTTCAATCAGGGATTTAATCAAAGAATATTCCTGCTCTTCAGTAATATTCTCCGGGTCAATTCCCTCAATTAAACTTTCGTGAAACTTTTTTGCGTACTCATACAACTTTTTTAACCATTCTTTCATATCGATTACCTCCTCATCTAAACTTGCTAACAACCTTCTTAAATGCCCACCCGCTGCCGGATGGGTTACAATATCAACTGAATTTATTCCCGCTATTTCATCGACTCGCAAAAGCTTCTTCCCGAATTTAATTATCTCTTTTAAAACTCCATTTCCATCAATCGAGAAACCTAAGATGGATTTCTTGGCATGATCCCATGCATCCTTTAATCGTTTCCTAAGCCATGAAGCCCCTGTATCAATATGGAATCTTCCAAGAACCCCCTCTTGAGTCTGACCGCTTTCGTCTTTATATTCACCATAGCGAGTATGGTCGAACCAGCCAACCATATTCTTTATGAAACCGAAAGGTGCTACCTTTTTCATTTCGTCTGTTTGGTGTTTGTATTCTTCAGGATTGAATTCGAAAGCGTAAGACTTTACATCTTCAAAAAGACCTCTATCGACCGCCTTTTTGAGAACGCTGGCAGGATAAACCTTGTTGTTTAATGAAGCGCCGGCTTGGATTATAACTACTTCCCAATCCTTGCCTTCTTTGTCTTTACTTTCAAGTAATCTACCAATTTGGGATGGAAGCTTTAGTCTTTTCAAATAAAAAACCTCTGAATAAAAAATTAAATTGACTCGTTAATCAATCCAACTCTCTATCAAAGGCTTTGGTTACTTTCGTTCTTTCTTAGGTAAAGAACTTTGACTAATCACCTTATTAGGTTTGATTTTTGAATCTTCCCTATGATTATAACAGAGATTTTTTATTTTGTCAAGGGTTTTTTTAAATTAGTAAGATTTGACTAATTCTTGTTTAGAAGTAATTTACCATTCTTCGTCGATACAAGGTTATATGAATTTGACTGAAATTCGATTTCGATAGGAAATTTTGAATCCGACAAATTTACCGGAGTATCGAAATCAGATACAGAAGTTTCGGAAGAGTAGAATTCTTCTTTGGTGATTTCTATTTTTTCTCCTGGCAACTTACCTCTGGAAAATACCCACAAATTTTGCTTTGGGTCGAGACTCCGTGCAACCCAATAACCTTTCAAAAGTTTTCCATTAAATTTGAAAGATGAAAATTGAGCAGTATCTTCAATCCATTCAACCGTGCCTTCGTCTTTGATTTCTATGTATGCAGGAATTCTTTCGTTCGGATTACCATAGGCAGTTCCACCTTTATTCCCAGTATAAAGATTGTCCCATTGATCCATCCATGCTACTTGAGATATTTTAAACTTAGCAAAAGTCGGTTTACTTTCTAACCGCCCATCAGTTTTCGAATCTTCAACCAAATATTTATTATCTTCTAAGGCTTTCAAGACCTTGCCCTGCCATAGAATCGAATCCTTAGCAGGAATACTTCCCTCCCATTCCATCCAATTTCTAAAAGGTTCTCCGTTCGGAGTTTGAATATTCAAAGTTTTTCTTGTCGCATTTGTTTCATCTTGCTTTGTCGGGTCTCCGTAAAATTTACCAGTGAAATCCCATCTGTCCAAAACATTCTTTCCAGTATCAATCAATAATTCAAATCTGGAATCGGCTGCAGGTAATTCTCTAATTACTTTCGGGCCCATCCACCAATGCCATCTCAAAATAAACTTTCCAGTTTTCTCTCTTAAATCTTCCTCTTTCATTTCAATTGGTCTTGCCTTGATTAATCCTTTCTCGATTAAATCATTATAAGCCAAGTCGAGTCTTTTCATTCTTTCTTTAGGAGGTAAATCTTTCAACCACCATTTATGTTCGGGTTTAATCTTTTCCTCCCACCAAGGTGGGATTGCTTTCTCTTCTTCTTTGGGTATGTAATCTCGTTTATCTTTTCTTTGACGCTTAGTTAGAATATATGGAACTTCTTCTAATGTTATCCAGGTTTGCCACTGAGTCGGGCCTTTGGGTTTCTTCTCCCACTCAGGACTAACTCCGAGTAATCGTTCAACCATTCTTTGTTTTTTAAAATGTTTCATATCTAAAAAAAATTCTTTGAAGTAAACCCTTTGAACTCCGGGATAAGCCATTCCTTCATCCATTGTTACAAAAGTTCCCCATTCCCATTTAGTAGCACCAACTGAACCTGGGGGATAAGAAACCTCTCGCACATTAATCCACTCTAATGGTTGGCGGGCCTTGCCGACTAACACCGCTTTCTTTGTCGGGTCCATGTCGGGTCTAAATTTTCCTTTTGCTAATAACTCAGCATTCCATTTCTTTCCCTTTGCAACAGTATCCACTTCTTCGGTTACCAATCCAGCAGGAGCATTAAGAATTGTCTCGCCCTCAAGGAATCCGTTTTGCTTTCTTCTGAAATCTAAGTGAACAGACTTGCCCCTGAAGTGGTTTACAAGTATTGCAGAATTTTTCGAATATTCGTCAAGAGGTTTTTTCGCTTCCTGTAAAAATTCTTTAAAATCAGTTGAGGGTTTTTCTTTCTCTAATTCAAGTTCAGTATAAATATCTTTTGGAATTTCTTCTTCAATTAAAGGTAAATAGTCATCTTCATCATCATAAAGGACTACTGTAGATTCATACAGTGTCTCGCCTTCCTTGGTAATTGTTTTCTTTTGTAACACTCGATTCTTTTTTGCTTTTTCGACAACTTCGCCAATAGTATCTGCCACTTTAGGAACTGGCTCTTCTGTTTTATCTAAATAGATATATCGTGGAGCCCAAGCAGTAACCCCAACTGTGTTAGTTCTTCTGTCTGTAATAAAATTAAAAGTTTCGCATTCAACTGCAATCATATCCCCTTTATTTTTCTTTTCATCTGTGTTAAAAGTAGTTCCGACTTTGACATATTTTTTTCCTTCGACTTCAACCAAATCTTTTTCATCAATCTTATATCCAGTTGGTAAAATCCCATAATCATAATTAAATACAGTCTCAACTTTTGTAGGATTTCTTTTAATCACTGTCCCATAAAGCAAAGCATTGCCATGCCACTTAATCCAGCCATCTCTTGAACGCCCGTCAAGATAAAAAATTGAATTTGATTTCTTTGCAACGTTCCCTTCGGAGGCAACCTGCTTCCAGACAAAATTCGTATGCTTTCTCAACTCTTCTTTTGAATGGGAAAGCAGGTTAGGAACGAGATTTAATTTCTTCTTGACATCCGGTACACCCCAGGTAGATTGCGGGAAGTTGATTTTTTTCAATCCTTCCTGTCTTAAAAATTCTGGTTCTTTGTGTATATCCTTATTCTCCCAGACTTTTGTGAAGATATTTGCAACAACATTTGAATCATCGGGTTTACCTTTCTCTTTCATTAATCCCGAGACTGCTTCTCTCGGTTGATGTTTTCCTTCCAACCATAATTCTAATTCTGCCAATAGTATAAGTTCATCTCGATTTAATTTCTTGATTGCTTCGATTGTCTGCGGAAGTCTTTCGGTTAAATTCTCTCCGTCCTCACTCCATATCTCAATCTTGTCTCCGTCTTTATAAATTATAATTGCCATGCCATCATACTTCTTGCTCGATAAAATCCCCGCTTTAAAATCTTCTTCTTTGAACAGAGAAAGAAAGAAATCTATGGTCATCCTATGATTGGGTTTCGCTGACCTTGTGGGTTTCATTGGTTGAAAGAATCTGAACATTTTTATTCTATCTTGCTTTGCTGACATCTCTGCTTGTTTCTGAACCTCGGGACTTGCTGCTCTTAGTACTTGCTCATAGAGTAAATCAGCAAACCCCGGTTCTTCTTTTCCCATTTCTACAAACTGAGGTTCTTTAACAGGAATAAGCCCGAGATGTAAAACCGGTAGGTGTCTCCAGTTAGGCCCGGTGGCAGTCAAGTGATAACATGGTTCGGTTTCCATTATCTTCTTCATCAACCTCTGAACTTTTATCATCCAGTCTGGATTAATCTTTTCATCCCGGATAACAATATCCAAATCATTTGGCATACGGTCTTTAGCATATAGAGTTGAACCAGTCCAGTTGACATAATTCGGAACGAGAATAATATTGCCTGTCTTTTGAATTTCTTTTATCTTATCCAAAAGGAATCCATCGAGATAACCTTCCTCTAATTTATTTCTTGAAATCTGTTTCAAAACAAACTCTTTCCAAAAACTCAATGGATAATGAGTTTTGTCGTGCTGTTTAAAAAGTTTCTCGGCTATCTCGTCCATAGCCTTAACTCTGGAAACCTCGTCGATATCCCGAAGTTTATTCCATTCATTTATTATCCATTCCTGAATACTTTCTCGAAGTTTATTAGCAAGTTTCTCAAGTTCAGGAATAACCGAGAATTCCAACTTCCTTTTTTTAATTTCATCCGTCAATAAAATATAAGCATTGATAACTTCTTCGTCCTGGGGGTTACTCCCACGCGCTACGAATATATCGTGGATTCGAGGCAACTTGATAATCAACTGCTCGTCTCTCAACCCAGAAATAAATTTAGCATCCCAAGCTTCTGGTCTGAATTCAAGTTGTGATTTGATTTTCTTTTTCATGTCTAATCTCCACTTTAGTAATATAACCAAAAAGTTTTTTGTTACTGTAATCTATAGTAACTCTTCTGAGCCAATCGCAGTCTATCACTTCGACTTCATCCACTACTTTTATTCTCTTGAGAAAAGGAAATTGTTTCTGAAAGAAAAATTTATATCTCCATTTTATAGGTTTAAAATTCATTACCGGTCTTGAAATTTCAAGTATATCTTTGATTTCTTGAAGTTTCATTGATACCCCATTTTTTAAGTCTGAGAGTGAGTGTCCCATCATTTCCAAAATTATAATTGAAAATATAATGAGTTTTGAATTCTTTGATTTTGGGTTTGGGTATTTCCTCATCCCCGTTTTCATCTTTGACAATATGTGTTCCTGATAATATTTTCTTTAGGGAATTCCAATCATCTTTAAAACTTCGTTTCTCTCTTTTGATTTTTTGAAGTTTCATTTATCCCCTCAACTTCGCAATCAACAAAGCAAATCCGATTGTCATTGCAAGTAAAATTGTAAAGACTATCACATAAATATATTCTCGCTTCTCTTCCTGTTTAAGTTCTTCGTCGGATTTAATCATTTTCTTTTCTTTTCTTTTTAAAAATTGATTTGACTTTGACGAACTGCTCCCAAACCCAATCCCAACACCAATGATGAAAATAGTACTCCCCTTTAAAATCTGTTTTGAAATTTACTCCAGTCACTATAACTCTGTAATACCCAGGGCAGTCCTGTCTAATTGGTTTCTTACATTTGTCACAAATCATTACCAGCCCTCCAATTTAACATTCTGAATTTTATTGTTTCTTCCGATAACCGGATATGCTCTACCTATTTCATTCAGTCGGTTTGATTCTATTTTTCTCGTAGTAATAATCAATGGCTCATCTTTATGAGTAAATTTTTCATCTATATCTTTCTGCCCAAAAAAATCAGCTTGTTTGTGTGTTGCTTCCATCCATTTTTTTCTTGGAATAAAATCAGTCAAAAGAATAGAAAAATATTTCGGTCTCAATATAAATCTATGTTTATAAACTTCTTCCTCATTATCTTCTGAATTTATTTTATTTTTCCTCATAAAATTTATTCTGGGGTGAATCCACAGTTTGCAATACACAAAATCTTTGATGAACTTCAAGGTCCTACTTTTATTCTCAAACAACATTAAATAAATGACTTCATCAGCTTGAAAACTTCTTCTCATTCTATCGGCGTGTAAGAAAGATTTTGTTGGAAGCAAACCAAATTTTTTTATTGAACTAAGATTTTTAGATTCGGTTATATGAATACAATTCATTCCCAACCTCTCATATAAGGTACCGATTGACAGTCGCAGTTTACATTATTCTCTGGTTTCTTTCCCAATCGAGGTGCCATTAGTTTTTCACCACCGACATCGATTGGCTCGTCTACCTTTCTAATCTGTCCATTAACATCTGCGTGTGAAATAAAACCCCTTCCGCCACCCATATCTTTGTGTCTGGGCCGGGGGCCCGAAAGCCATTGTTTCTCTAATTCGGGGAGTCGCTCTACGACTTGAACATCTTTCTCCTGCCGAGCAATTGAATATGCTCGATTGATTTCTGTTCGGGATATAACATCGGCTCGATTTAGATAACCTTTCTTTTTTGATATCCCAATTATTTTATCTATTTTCCTTGCTGCCTGATAATTGTTCTCCCCTGTCAGAATACTTCTTCTTAAACTTCTGGATATATCTTTTCTCATTTCATCACTTATTCCAGTAATAGCATCGGCTGATAACTCGTGGGCAGAAACAATAAGTTCATCTGAAAGCTTGGGCCCACCGGCATATATAACTCCTGCTCCTTTGAGTATATCATCAATTAAATTCTCGCCCTGATTGAAAGCGAATGTTTGGGAATCATGAACAGCTCCGCCCATTCTATCACTGAAGGTTGCAATTTTTCCATCTATATCATCCATCATGGCTAAGAAGTAAGGCATCTGAAATCTTTCAGCACCCCGAAGTATTGTAGCAATTTCTTCCCGGGCCCGTTTAAGACTCCCGATAACTTCTTTATTTGTAGCCCTCTGACCTCTCTTTAAATTACGAAGAGTTTCTCGAACTTTCTTTTTTAGAACCTTTCCCTTCTGTCTATTCGTCAGCGGCATCCGGGTCCTCTGGGTCAATTCCTTCTGCTTGTTTCTTTTTAAATGCTTCTTTCTTTCTATCTAAATTCTGCTGAACCTTTTCATAAGTAGATTTTAATTTCTTGTCTATCTCTTCCTGCGACTCTGCCCTAGTACTCGCATTGAGTTCTTTGCCGAGTTGATTTAAAATAAATACATAAACCTGTTTAGCTTCCTTCTCATCAATCCATCCTTCTTCTACTCCGATTGAAAGTGAATTTGTAACATTAACTAAAGACTGAGCGACAATTTGTGTTTCCTTTTCTTCAATCTTCGGAATATCAATTGTAACCTTTGAATCCTTTTTATCTGCACTAAGTGTACTGTGAAGAATAGCCTGATGAATCTGAAACCTAAATATCATTGAGAGCATATTCTTAAATACTTTCTGCCGAGTCCTTAACATCTTTTTCGTAGGTAAATCCATTGCCATGGCCGTTGCTCTTACTACATTATCGGCCCATGCGAACCAATGCGGAGGATAACCGCTACCACCCATAATATGTTTGAATAAAAGACTTGCGGTGTTTATAAAATCAGTCGAACTGAGGTCGGGTACCTTCATATTCAATTCTTCATTTTCGTTATGTCCATAAACTTCATTTGACCGGGGTGGTTTGAATTTCTTTAATCTTTCTTTTATTTGAGGTTCGGTTTTGCCTTTCATTAGGAGATCATAAATTATCTTGGTTCCCAGTTCGGCCCTCTCTGCAACATTAAACAAGAACTGTTCGAAAGAATCAATCCCATCTGCTACAGAAAACAAATCACTCCGGCCCCGAGGCATATTAGAAACATTATTAATCGAGAAGAAGAACGCTTCTCCAACTAAGTACTCGTATGTTTTATTGTTTGGGTTTATATCCTGGTTTATTATTGAATAAGTTCGTTCTTTAGCTTTACTAGTCTGTTTTCTTTTGAAACTTATTCGCTTCTCTGCATTTTCGGGAGATGTATTCACCCGGGAAACAAGCGTAGGATCTAAATATCCTAATCGCACAAATCCCGAATCATTTACAAATGTTGGATAGAACTGTTCACCATAGATTCCCAACTCTTTAATTTTATTATGCTGTTTCATGTCCCAATTATTCTGCCAGTCATCCCAATGTTTATTCAGGAGTTTCCAAACTTCAGGATCTTCAGCTGAGAACTGTGCTCCTTCTCCTACAACAAAATCTCCTTCTCTCTCGATGATTCTATGCCCTAATGCGTTCTTATCATATAGCCAGTAACATATTCTCTGCATATTATATTGATCCATGGGGCTGAATTGCTTTACATCTCTTTCTGTAATCCGGGTCCATCCTCTATCTTCGTCTGTGGTGGCCCGGGTCGAACCTGTCGCCGATTCTTTTAAAGCGGTATCAACTTTATCGCCAATCATTTTATCCAAATCGCTTCCCCCAAACATTTCAAGTAATGTTGATCTCATCTTTCCCATATCCGCTTCCTCCCTCTCGTAGTTAATGTCTTAAAACCAATTTGTAATCTTCCCTCTTCTTCCTCTTCGGATTCGCTTCTGACTGCTCCGGCAGCTTCCGGGCCCGAATCTTTATGAATACAATGCCAGACTACACCAGCGACTGCATCAGCACAGTCTTTACTTGCGCCCTCTTCATCGGGATGATCTATGCTATCTCCGTCCTGTTCAAGGCTTCGCATCTCCTCTTCTAATTTCTCGTGCCGATAACATTTAAGTTTTTTTGAATAAGTTATTTCTTTTAATAAATCATGTTGAGGTTTCTTTATGTATAAGTTCTCAACTATTTTACCTTTCTTCTGTAATGATTGTCTAACACTCTGGGCTGCCCATGTATCGTATGTTATCAATTCAACCCCGGGGAAGCAGAGTAAAATATCATCCATATATTTCTTAACTTCATCATCATCTATTTCCGCATTGCTTCCTTGAGGGAATATCCGGTGCATCAAATCTATAATTATATTATCGCCATCTTTATGACCTAACGCAATCCCATAGGAATCGTGATTCAAAGAAGGGTCGCCATGCATATAATATCTGTGCCCATCTGTTTGTTTAAAGTCATCAATGAACTGCCCCCTAGAAGTCTCAGGGTTCTTATATCCCTCATTATGCGCCTGCTCAAAACATTCTTTTATCTTCCAGGGCATCCTGTAGTATTTACCCTTGGTATATCCTATTACACTGCCTTTATCACGAAGAAAACCACCGGGGTTCTTATCAAACTTGGCTTTATGCTCAATCGGAATTTTAAGATTCTGATAAAAGAAATAATATTCCCGACCGCTATCCCAATACATCTTGTATTTCTCCCGCCTCATTTCCCATTCGGGTAACCAGAAGCCGAGCATATTACTTATGTTCCGAGATTTCAAATATAATTCAGATACCTTGCCCTTCTCTTTAACCAGTGAAGATATCGAAACAATATGTCCTTCTTCATCAAACGGATCGGTAGAACTGTCTAGGGCATCGTAAACAGCATCGGCTGAATACTTGCCTCCTGTTCCTTTGAATCTATCGAGTTCATCCAACAGAACCAGCTTACAAGTTTTGCCAACCAGTGAAGCCGAATTCGAATGGCCCGAAATTATTCTTACATTTGTATCTTGAAATAAAAATGAATTGCCTAGTTGATAAGGATCTCTCCTTTTAAAATATGATGAACGCAATATCGAAGCTTTCGTTTTTGCAAAGATTGTATCCTTCGCTTGTGTTTTATCTGTAGCAACATTCAGTATCCAAGTTTCTTCTCCAGGAGTAAATCCATAATGCTTCGGGATATCGCCAATCTTAAATAATTCATACTCTTCTATTTGCACTATAAATGAAGCCAGTGTAGTCTTGCTACCCTTCATCCCGCAAACTACTACCAATTCTTTATATCTTTGTTTCGGTTCCCAGGTAGTCCAACCCTTATCTTTCCAATCTTTTATTATCTTCTTTTCAAAATCATCAAATGGAATTGAATAAAATGCTTTGATTACTATACGCTGTCCAATTAATAATTTTGCGGGTAGATATAAATCACAGAATTGTATCGGATTTAAATCCTTACGAATCATCTTTAATGCTTTGGTTATATTGGGGGTATTATCTTTCGGTTTGTTTATTATAGAACTTTTTGTTGCCTTTATTTTATAGCGGTAATATTGGGGCCGGGATAATCCAAGAGATATCCAGATTTCTTCATCTTTCTTTTTTAGTTTTAAATCTTCCCGGATTCTTTCGATTACTTTTTTTATCTGTTTTGGATTTCTTCTTTTCGGATATTTATTTTTCAATAAACCTTTCTCTCCATTTTGTTGTTTTTTCAAATGCAAGATAAATCGGACTGATTACTGATTTTTCAAATTTAAGCTTTCCTCTAAATTTACCTTCTCTTATTTTCTTAATTGCCTGTCGTTTATTACTGGCAATAATAGATACTTCTGCAGAACTTTTTATCCTATAAGCTTTTATTAAATAAACTCTTGGCATAGTACCTCCTGAATGATACCCCTGCCCAAATCTAAATGAGACTCGACTCGAGAGAAGGCAACTTGGCTTTTCCTAAAGAAAATTTCTAATTTTTCATTCATTTTTTATTTGGTTCCGATAACGTATATTATGTTAACTTAAGTCGAAACTAATGCATTATAATGTAGTATTCCGCATGGGCCAAGAAAGAATGGATTTGAACCGAGAGGGAACGAGTGAGAAAAAATATTTCTATTTCTCAACTTATTAACTATACAATTATATAAGAGATATATACTAGTTAGTATAGTAGCATAGTAATATATCAATAAAATAGATTCAGTGATTAAATAGGTAAGTAGTTCGAAAGAAAAGAAAAGAGAAATGATCCCCATATTAAACATATAACAGATAAAAAAGATTTTGTCAAGAGCTAATTTCAAATTGGTATAGATTTAAACCATCTCTTGCATACATCTTGATTCTTTTTAAATTCACAAGGAGGAGTATATCCATAAAAACATAATCTATTTTCAGGAGAATAATATATACAGGGTTTACATTTAACAGGAACTCTAACGAGAGAAGATCCTCGTAAATGTTTTTCAGTAGATAATTCATTATAAATAAATTTGTTTCTATTCATATGGTTTTCTCCTTATTTTAAATTCCAAACCAACTTAAGAATCTTCTTATAAAAGTTCTCTCTCTTGTTTGATAAGTTTTTAAAATCTTTATAGCCTTATCTCTCTCGGTATGAATTAACTCTTTAAACTTTTCCGAGATTTCTTTCATAGTATTTTCGTTATAACTGAAAGCCTCGTTAGCTTTCTTGGTAAGAATATCTATTCCTCCTTTTAGCAATCTTATCTCATACCTCAACTTCTCAATGTCTGGTCTGTTCCTTTTCCTTTTAGACATCAATCCTCCTTTAAACTTTTCTCTAACATCCCCTTTAGTTTGATTTTCCCAACTTTACTCATAATCTTAAATTCGGTTCCTTCAGAAATAATCATAGCATAGAAATGAATTCCTATTTGATTTGAAATATCTTTTAGTTTTCTCATAGCATTTTCGATAGATTCATCTTTTGGAATGCTAACTATCACAATATCATTCTCCTGTAAGTAGAGTCTTTTGATTTGTTCAATCATTTATTTTTTTCCCAAAGAATACCCTTCACGGTATCAAAAGAAATATGGTATTTAGTTCCTAATAAGTAAAAAGCATCGAATTGAGATGTTTTCCTTTTCTTCATTAAAAATTTATACTCCTGTTTTATTTTGCGATTTCTTTCTGCAAGTTTTGTTTTATCTCTTAATCTCATTATTTTTTCTTGCTCTTTTTTATCAGGCTTCCCCAGGTCTTTGAATCAACGATCCCATTCACCATTAGTTTATTGGCTTTCTGAAATTCTTTAATTGACTTGATGGTTCCTTTGCCCACAACTCCGTCGACCTCACCCTTATAGAATTTCTTAGCTTTTAATTTCTTTTGAATAAGCTTATAGAATTTATCAGCAACTCCTTCTTCGCTTTCTTCTTTGTCTCCTTTCATCCAGAATATTTTCTTAAACGGATATCCCTGTTTCAATTTTACTACATAGATATCGCTATAAAAGAATCCCTTCTTCCATAGAGGATGCCTTTCAAGTTCTGGAATTTCTTCTTTGTAAAAGAAAACATCGAAATGCTCAGTGTGTAGTTTTGGTAATTTTTCCAAATATTTATTTTCCTCATCCAGTAATTGTGTTCTGTCTAATGCTATATAGCATTCATTGGTTTTTTCGATTATTACCAAATCCCCGGGCCTGATAGACTTTCGCCAATATTTTCCAGACACAGCAATAATCCCTTTGAATACTAGGTGCCCTGTGATAGTATGGTTTGGTGTATTGTCAGTTTGTTCTATTAGATTACTATACCATGTTACTAAGTGATTCTCCAAAAAAAGTATCCCCTCTGTCATTTCAGGTTTTATAAAATAAGTCATATTCACCGAAATCTTTAAGGGCTGGGTTTGCATTACAACATAATCTTTGACAGTAAAAGATTTTTCTTTTTCTCTAGTGAAATAAAGATAGCAACTAACTGCTATAACAACAATTCCCAACACTGACCATATTGCTATAATATTTTTTCTGTGTTTTTTATGTTCTTCTTTGTTCGTTCTCAATCCTTTACCTTTTTCATTTGTTGATTTATGTGAATTATTTTCTTCCATTCGTTCTCCTTTCAAATTCCATTTGGAAATAATTTCTTGATTGTTTAGATGAGTTCCGCTAATCTATTTTGTCAAGTAAATAATCTTTTTCTTTTCGCTCTCTCATAAGTGTTTCTTCTCTATCTTTTTTTGCCTTGCACTCTGGGCAAAGACCTAAAAGTAATTTACTGACCTCTGCTCCACACTGAATACAGAAAACCCATTTAATATCTTTATTAAGATCTCTCCTGAAAATAGCAGGCATATCTTCTTCTGTGATTTTCTTTAATCCTACTGTATTAGGATATTTATTTGAATTTCTACAAGCCCAAAAAAAACTTTTAATTTCTTCTTTGGTTTTCAAATCACCCGATTTTATTAACTCAGCAATACGTTTCTTAGTATCTTCTTCATTCATTAGAATTTCCCCTGTTTTAGTTTATATTCACTTGCGTGTTTTACTATTGTTTCAAATGTCCAGTCCAAAACCTTTTTCTCAAATTCACTTCCTAAAATATCAATGCAAATTACCGCTTGTTTGTAGTCGCCGAAATAATCTAATAATTGTTTAGCAGATTTACTATTGCGTTTAAAATTGAGTTTACACCATGCTTCCCATGTATCTGTGTATTCCTTTTTGAGGTAATAGGCTTTAACAACCTTTTGAAGAGGGGTTAATTCTTTTACATGCTTGCTCTGTATGTTGTCTTTCTTAACATTCTTATCATTCTTATCATTATTGTTTTGTTTCGGGGAGTGTTCGGTAACTGTTCGGGGAGTGTTCGGTGAGTATTCGAGTTTGAGTTCGTTTTGATGTTCGGATTTAATTTGGTATTTCTTCCAATTGAGTATATAAATATGAGTAAAAGAGTGTTCGGTTTTGTATCTAATTTGCTGTTCGGTTTTTTGGAGAAAATTTAAAAACGCATTAACTGTACTAATAGACCACCTCCACTTTTTGGCTAACTTACGTTGACTTGTAACAAACGAACCAATAGGTACATCGTACTGTTTATAATCGACTATAAGACCTGTATCTTTGTGGCTTGCTTCTAATAACATATCAACCCACGCTTGGCCCCAAGTAAACTTTCCTTTTCTCCACCATTTTTTGTCTTGTATTTGTCTGTATAATTTTATGTACCCTTTGTGTTCCACATAGACCTACCTACAAAATAAAAGGACGTATGTCGGTGAAACAAATACAGACCTCATTTGTGGTGAGATTTGTAACCATACGTCCTTAATTTTTCTTTGGATTTTAGCCCGCACTTGTTTCACCTTCACTCTATATATAACATAGAAAAGGAATCTTGTCAAGGGTTTATTTGATTTGTTACAATAATTTATCTATATACCCACAATACTCACACGCCGGATTCGGTGCCGGTGGTTTATTACTTTTTAAAAGTTCAATTGCTCTAACACAGAACTCAACAGCTTGCTGAGGGTCTGCAGATATCTTCACTACCTTACTATTGAATTGGATTATCCCTTCGCTATCAATTTGTTCGGGCCAGTAGTAAATAAGATATGCGGAATTCGAAATCTGGGATTTATTCCTTTCAAGCAGCAGAGAATAAACGCTACCCTGCAACCCATAATAATTCTGACTATCTATTATGCCAGTAGGCGGAGCTCCCCTAGTTTTATAATCGGCGTGTGAAACAACATCCTTTTTATTTACTAACAA